AACGGCCTTGGCGGTTCAACTGGTTTGAACTACAACAGCATGAACCCACTCGGCCTTGAAGTCGTAGTTAGCAACAACTTTGCTTCCGGCACAATGATTGTGGCTCATACTCCTAAAGGCTCACCAACCTCAGCTTTCTCCTTCTATGAGGACATCAGAGGAATTATGAGCAATGAGGACGCAGAGCTTCTCGGTAGGAATGTAACCTTCTACGGTTACATTGCCACGTTTGCAAACATTCCTGTCTGTATTCAAGCGATCACTACCGCATAGTCGAAAGGCGGCCTAACCGCCCATGGCTGTTTACCAAATAATCTTTGCGCAACTCATAAGCAATTATGCAGTAGTTCAAACCCTAACTAACCCTGAAATTGAACCGGGCGAAAGCATTACCGTCGCCAGTGTCTCGGCAACTTTTAACGGCGTAAAAACCGTTTACGCTATGCCCCAATACGAGTTTATTGGCGTAGACACTGACGGCGATCTGCTTTACAACACCAGCAACCCGATACCTAATCAGGTGCTTTACTATGTCGCCGGCACAGACACCAATCGTTTTCCTGTCATACCTCAGGGGACGCTAACCCATACGCAAACCTGCACTTGGATTAACGGCCCTGCAGTAGCAACTTGGCTAGGTATAGATCTTGCAGGCGCTGACGAAACTGCTTTTCATACTCAATGCGCTAACGCTGCAAACAATTTTATTTACCTTCGCAGGCAAGAGGCAGGGTACACAGACAGCCTGACTACTTCGCCCGGCACACAAGTAACGCTCGCTACAACAATGTATGCAGGCGCTCTGTATCGCCAAAGAGGTTCCGTAGACCAGTTCGCAAGCTTTGACGGTATGGGCAACGTGCCAACTACAGGACTCAGCCCGATTATTAAACAGCTTGCAGGAATCCCTAGGCCACAAGTCGCATGACCGTCTACACAGACCTATTTAATGAGGCCATAGACGACCTTATTACCACCTTGGCGACGATCACTAACCTACGAGTCACGACAGACCCACAGAAGATAAACCCGCCTTGTGTCTTTCTTGACGCCCCAACTTTTGATAGCTGGTCATCGGCGATAGTCAAAATGACGTTTGCTGTCAAAGTAATCTCGCTCGGACCGGGCAACCTAGACGCCATGCGAAACATCTTAAGTATTACAGCTTTAATGCTTGCTAAGAAAGTGGCTGTTACAGCTGGTCGCCCTGGCTTCATATCTATCGGCGGCCAAGACTTCCCTTGCTACGATCTAGACATATCCCTACAAGCACAGGCGGCATAATGTACAAGATTGTTTCACCTCGACTAGGTACACCGGGCGAAGTGTTTGTGCCAGGTGAAGGCGTCAACATTCAAGCCCTGATCGCTGGCGGTTTCGTGGTGGACACAAGCGCAAAGAAATCTGCTAAAACTACAAGCGACGAACCAAAGGACTAACCCATGGCAACCAGCACTTATCTTTCAAACCCAGCAATGACCATTAACGCTGTGAACGTCAGCGACCAATGCACTAGCGCAACAATTACGTCAGTAGCTACCGCTCAAAATGCAAGTACGTTTGGCAGCCTAGACACGTTCTACGTCTCAGGAACCACAAATAACACCTTTGAATGTGAACTGTTTATGAGCTATGCGGCCTCAGAAACCTATGCAACTTTGGCGGCCCTTGTCGGGACACAGACAACGATCACTATCTCGCCTACTGCAGCAGGTCTAGCGACCCCTTCGGCTACGGCACCCCGATTCCAACTAGCCAATACTTATTTAGAATCGCTACCTTTGATAAACGCCACCCTTGGAGAATTAAGCTCAATAACGCTAAGTTTTCAAGGTGGGACACTTACTACAGCAGTCGCATAAACCAAACCCTAAACAAAGGAACCCGACATGCAACTAACCCTTAGAGTCGATCAGGGCGACGGACCCGTAGAAGTATCTACAAACCTGTTTACTATCGTGGCTTGGGAACGCCGATTCAAAACCAAAGCGTCAAAGATCGCTGACGGTATCGGCATGGAAGATTTAGCCTTTATGGCTCACCAAGCTTTACAACAAAACGGTATCGTCGTGCCTGTCGTCCTAGATGACTTTATCAAAAAACTGATCGTACTTGAAGTTGTAGATAGCGACCCTGATACCCCTTTCGTAGAGGCCACTACAGCTACGCCTTAGCAGTCCTGCTAGTGGAAACTGGCTACTGGCCGCCAAACATACCTTTTACGCATAACGACCTTGCTACAGTCTTTAAGATAATGAATGACCAGAGGAAGCAGTAGGCATGTCGGGCGTCCAATTTAAAGCCGAAGTGATTGGCATTAGAGACACTGTGCAACAGCTTAAAAAGACTGAGCCTGAAATCTTTAAAGAGTTTCGGTCTAAAGCCAAATTTGCTGTTGACCCAATAGTCAAAGACGCTCAAGCCCGACTAACTCAGGCGTCTAGTCGCAACGGTAAAAACGCTCCGCTGTCCGGCATGGTTCGCCCTTGGGGAAAAAAGAAGGGCCGTGTCGTGCCGGGCTGGTCACAAAGCGTTGCTCTAAAAGGCGTCAAGGTTCAAGTACGCCCTAGCAAGACAGCGTTCTTGACTGTCACTCAGCGTCAGATCGCCCCTGCCGTATTTGATATTGCAGGACGAAAAAACCCTAACGTGCTGTCACGACAGTTAGACCTTTTCGCTCGAGCGTCCCGAACTATGTGGCCAGCTGCCGAAAGCAAAGAAGATGAAGTCACAAAGAATCTTGCCGAACTGGTTGATTATGTGAACGAGAAAACAAATAAGAAACTAAGGTTCTAGGCATGGCTGGCATAACTATTCCCCTGATTACCGAGTTTAAAGATGTCGGTATTAAGCAGGCCATCAAAGAGTTTAAGAAACTGGAGACAGCCGGTCAGAAAGCACAGTTCTTAATTAAGAAAGCCGCTGTCCCTGCCGCTGCCGCTTTAGGCGCTGTAACTGCCGTTATTGGTTCTGCTGTTCAGGCTGCTATTGAAGATCAGGCTGCACAGGCGTCGCTTGCCCGACAGATTAAAGCCAGCACCAAAGCAACCGATAAACAGATTAAAGGCGTAGAAGAATACATCTCTAGCCTTGGGCAGTCCGTAGCGATCTCTGACGGCGAGGCTCGACCAGCCTTACAAGCGCTAGTTGTCGCAACCAAAGACGTCACAAAGGCACAGGACCTTTTAAACCTTGCTATAGACATCTCGGCTGGCACAGGTAAAGACCTTGCTAGCGTTTCCGACGCTTTGGCTAAAGCGTACGCAGGGAACATGCGAGGCCTGCAAGCCTTATCACCTGAACTAAAAGCAATGATTAAAGACGGCGCCAGCCTCGAGCAAGTGCTAGCGACACTGCAAACTAACTTTGGTGGCGCTGGCGAAGCGGCCGCTAACACCGCAGCTGGCGGAATGAAGAAACTTGGTATTGCTTTTGACGAAACTAAAGAATCTATCGGCATGGCTTTCCTGCCGATTATGCAGAAACTGTTGCCTGTTGTAGAAAAATTTAGTGCATGGGCTGAAAAGAACCCAACATTGTTAGCGGTAGTCATTGGCGCTATGGGTCTGTTGGCTGTGTCAATTCTTGCTGTTAATGCGGCCATGCTGTTAAACCCTGCTGTAGCGATCACAGCCGCTGTCATCGCTTTAGGCGTCGCTGTCGTTATGGCATACAAGAAATTTGAAGGTTTCCGTACTGTTGTCAAATCTGTAGTTAACGGCGTTTTGTCTTATGTTGAATTTATGGTCAACGGATGGATTACCGCTGTCAACCTCATCATTAAAGCAATGAATCTGATACCTGGCGTAGATATTGGCGAGATAGGAAAAGTTAGCTTTGGGCGTATGGGCGGCGAGCCAGGCGCCGCACCCGGCATAAGAGACTCAGGAAGCCGCATGATTAACGCCCCTGACCTATCTAGCAACAATCGTGGCATGGGCGGGTCAACAGGTAGCACTATAAACGTGACTGTGCAAGGCGCAGACCCTCAAGCTGTCGTTAGAGCCTTGCAGGATTACAACAGGACTGCAGGCCCTATACCTGTTAACACTCGAGCAAACTAATGGCACAGCAAATTTGGGCTGTATACCGAAATTCTGTAGATATCACTACTGAGGTGATGTCAATGAATTACAGCACAGGCCGTCAAACACAGTTTGATTCATGGTCGCCCGGTTCACTGGTTTTTACAATACGCAATAACGCAGGGCAAGCCGACGCTTACAATTTAAACGACGACATTGTTATAGAAGCTGTTGGTTATTTTGACCAGCGACTATATTTGCAAGAAATTCTTTACAACGATCTACCTGGTACGGGCGCTAACTCTACGGCAACTATTGTTTGCACTGATCTTTTAGGCAGGCTTGGGCGTACACAAGTATTTGAACAATATTTAAACTCTACAAATACGTTGCAGCAAATAGACGACGAATTTGGGCCGCTAATGCCAACAGGCACTTCAATCATAATTAGTGGCCCGGGCGACTCTATAGCTCAAGCCGAAACGTATACAGGTACAGCCTTAAACCGTCTGAACCTCAATATGACAACAGAGCAAGGTTGGCTTGGTGTCACAGATATCGGTATTTATCTTTACGCTCGAAGTAACGTAGACGACCTTGCACCGGGTCAAATAGTGTTTGCTCGAGAAATTTCAGGTGTCTACCAGCTTGCCTATTCGGACATTAAACGCATTGCTTTAGGGTCAAATTATTTGAACACTTGCACAGTGACACCGCCGACAGCTGCCGCACAAAATGTGTCTGATACTGACGGCATTACGGCCTACGGGTATTACGGTGCAGAAATCGCCTCAGTTGACGACACGGCTAATCAAGCCGAAGGTTTAGCCAGTTGGCAGGTTTATTCACGATCAAACCCTGCAGAGCTGTCTTTTCAGATAAGCGTCAATGATCTTGTAAACGATTTAGGGACATTGTTTACCGAAATTTACGTTAATCAGCCTGTCGTCACGGTTGGGTATCAGCAGCCAGGGTCAAGCGTGAACTATGTTAGTTCCCAAATCATGCAGGGCTGGTCAATGACAGTGACGCCAGCGGCTACCTATATGGAAATTTTTACTAGCCCGTTGACATACACCAACTTTTTCACTTTGGACTCTGCGACGTTTGGCAGGCTCGGCGGTACTGGTGTCACATATAATAGCGAAATATTCTATAATGAATCTGATTACACATACAACGACACTTTTGCGGACGATGCAGGAAGGCTAGGTTGGTGACATGGCTATTACATATCCTACAAGTTTAGACACTTTTACAAATCCTCTTTCTACTGACCTTTTGACGTCGCCCGATCATGCGACACAACATGCAAACATTAACGACGCTGTGGAAGCACTAGAAACTAAGGTCGCTATCGGCAACACCGTCATCGGTGCTTGGATTAACTACACCCCAACATGGACCGGAAGCACGACAAACCCTGTTATTGGCAACGGCACTATTGAGGGCAGGTACGCATTAGTTAACGGTTTTGTGGTTGCTCAAATAAACATAATTTGCGGCAGCACAACTACTTTTGGTAGCGGCGGCTATTTTTTTAGTTTGCCTGTTACTGCTGCCGCGACTCTTACTGGATATCCCGGAATCGGTTCAGGTTGGCTTGAGGATGCTTCAGCGACTAGGGCAGTCATTGTTGTAGCAAATGTGCATAACAGCGGAACGACTACATTTAGTCTGAGAAATAACTCCACAACCGCATCCGGGCAAGTTACAGAGTCACAGCCTTTTATTTTTGCTAACGCAGACAGAATTTCAGCGACCATAAATTACAAGGCGGCATGATGAATTTATTAGCAGACCACGAAACTGAAGCACCCGACGAATGGCTCATGGAACGCATGAGAAATGCCCGCAACCAACTCTTAGTCGAATCCGATTGGGCGATGATTGCCGACACACCAACCGATAAAACGGCATGGGCGACCTACCGCCAACAGTTGCGTGACTTTCCCGCTACATGGACACCAGCCCCAACCGTCACTTTTCCTGGAAAGCCTTAAACCGTGGCACTTAATAATGCGTTCACAGTAGGGCAGATCCTCACCGCGACAGAAATGAACAATCTGCCTTTTGGCGTAGCGTACTTTGACTCTGACGCCTCTAACTACACTTTGACAACAACGCTCACAGCCGTCACGGGATTAGGCCCTGCTGTATGGACAGCAAACTCTACTCGGCTTTACAAGATTACCTATTACGAGCCGCAATGCCAGACGTCCACGGCGGCTTCATATCTCAACTTGCAGCTTCGAGAAACAAACGCTGCAGGTACACAACTCCAATCAACTTTTGTGCAAAACGAAACTGCAGTCTCAACTACTAGCGGGCAAACTTGCACCTACATCGGTACTTTCGCCAGTGGCTCGGTGACCGTCGTGCCTTGTGCTTTAACTTCTACTATCACTGGTACGCCTAGGCTTGTACATTCGGCAACGACTCGAGCGTTTATCCTTGTGGAAGATATAGGTCTAGCCTAATGAACATTACTAACCAGCCTAAAGCGGTCATTATTTGTCTCGGTTTGGCTTCTATAACTGTTCTTATGGCGTTAGGCAAAATAGAGCAGTCTGCCGGTACAGGCCTCATCGGGAGCATTGTCGGTTACGGAATTGGCAACGGCGTTAAAGGCACAGCTGAGTCTCCTCCGATTATTGGGAAAAAGATCAAATGACAATACGGCCCTATACCGGCCTTAAAGATTCTGTGCATGCTCAACCTCGAGCAGGCACTAAAGCGTTTGTGGATTATTGCGAATACCTGTTTGGCGTCAAATGTCTAGGCATATTTGCTGACCGAAACGTCAACATGTCAGGCATGCCAAACCCGCCTAAATCTGTGCATAGCACATGGCGAGCCTTTGACCTTGGCGCTAAAAGTAACGCTCGCTACAAGCTCATAGAGTTTCTTTATACCCATAGGGACATTCTTGGCGTAGAGGAAATTCACGACTACAGCAACACTTTTAAGCCGTCTAAGTTTGGTTGGGGCGCTGGCTACCGCTGTGATCGTGACGCTTGGAAGGTCTACGAAAAAAACACTATTGGCAGCAAAAATGGTCAATGGGTCCACGTCGAGATATCGCCTCTGCTTGCCGATCATCCTGACATCGTGGCCCATGCTTTCAAAACGATCTTTCAGGGTCCTTGACTTGACGGCCTGACTTCGGTAGACATATCCCGACCTGAACCCGACTAAAGGACACAAAATGAACCCGTACAAATTCCTGTTAGCAATAGCTTTGACCTTTACAGGGTTAGTGGTGGCGTATAGCGGCGGTAACCCTCCTACCGACGCCGCCCCGCTAGCTCTACCTGCATACAACACGGTAGAGATACTTACCCCTGAGCAACAGATTGACCGCATTACCGCTTTAAACGCTGTTACAGAGCCTCCACTGCCTGAAACGATTGTTGCTCAAGTAGACGCTTTTGCCTCCTACAAATGTGGCAAATGGTTCCCACTAGCAATAGAGCAAGGCTGGCCTGATAACCCAATAATCTTAAAAACGCTAGATCGCATTTGCTGGCGAGAATCTCGAGGCATAGCTGACGCCTGTAGCCAAAGCGATTCAGGACTTAAATGCAGGGACGCAGGTTTATTACAGATCAACCAGTTACATACGGATTACTTAGACGATCTTGGCTGGTCGTTTCCTGACGACATGCTTAACCCTGCAAACAATCTTAGGTTTGCTTGGCTGTTGTATTCGGGCCGTGAAGCAAATAACCAGTGCGGCTGGTCGCCTTGGTCAATTAAATGTTAGGTGACCGTCCTGCTTGGCAAGACTTGGCGGCCTGCCACGACACCCCTACAGTGCTTTTCTTTCCTACTAACCCTCGAGAAAGCAAAACAAACCTTGCGATTATTAAACCGATCTGTGAATCTTGCCCGGTATACAGCGACTGCTTTAGGTATGCCATGTCGTTCGGCGAAAAGCAGTTGACAGGTATTTGGGCTGGCACTACAGAGCGCCGAAGGCAAGAGTTAAAGAGATCGTGGCTTTGTGCTGTACCGGCATGATATGGTCCCGTTTACCCGACAACCCGAAAGGACCCGACATGAATAACCAAATGCAAGAATTATCGGCAGCAATCACTAAAGCCGATATTGCTATGAAAGCCGCCGCGTGGCAAATAGAGCAAATGAGATCAGATATTGACCAGTTACGCAAATGCCTATTTGAGTTGGCTTACACCGCCGAAGAGCATGGCATAAACCTTGTCAACCTGACTAAGAACAGTCAAGACACTATTGTCGCTATGAGGCTCGGCGGCTTCAAATGAACTTGGGCGACTATGTAGACGTACCTACAAGGTTTAGGCTGGCGCTT